ATCATCTAATACAATTAAAACAGGTATTTGGTACACAATAGCATTACAAAGAACTGCAACAAATAATGCAAATGTATATGTAAATGGAGGGGAATATAGTGATAAGTCTTGGGGTGATACAGCAACAGGTGAAACGGGAACTTTTGTAAGTTCGATGTTAGGTTCTGATGAAGGTGCGCTGCAAACAATGAGAGGATTTATAAGTGATTTCTTTTATTATGCAGATGGAAGCCACACAGCAGCAGATAGAGCAAAAATGTATAATTATTTAGGGTAATAATATGACTTATACAATATATAATATGGATGATATAGCAACTATAGATTTTTCTCAAGTATATGAAACTAGTGAAGATACATTAAGACTATCAACAGATGGAACAAAAACAGTTCTAAAATTTACAGGTGATACTCCTGATTTTTTAGAAGGGTTACAACAATATAATCATTCAGAGATTTTAGCAATAATGCAAACTCCTGAATGGACTAACGAAGATTAAATATGAAAGATAACATTATCAACATCAACTTAGAAACGAGCACAGCTCCTGTAGTTCAAGAAGTACGTGGCAGGGATTGGATAGAATACGGAACAGAAGACTGGAGAAACCTATATCCTCAGTTCTTAATTGACCTTTATTACTCAAGCTCAATAACTGCTGCGATTGTAAATTCAAGTGCAGAGATGATAGCAGGTGAAGCACTTATTATAGCAGATGATGAAGACAGAGATTTAGAAGCTAGAGTTAAGTTGCAGAACTTTATGAATAGAGCTAATGGTAATGAAAGCCTACATGAAGTTATAAAGAAACTATCTTTTGACTTTAAGCTGCAAGGCGGGTTCGCTTTAAATATAGTATGGAGTAAAGACAGGACTCAAATCGCTGAAGTCTATCACGTTGACGTTTCTAAGTTAAGATGTGCTAGGCCTGATGAATTTGGAAAGACTCCAGGATTTTATATCTCAGCAGATTGGTCAAACACTAGACAGAACAAACCTTATTACGTTCCTGCATTTAATGCTAATGACAGAACTTCAGCTAACCAAATAATGTATTCAGGTCTTTACAGTCCTAATATGAACTCTTATTATACACCTGATTACGTTAGTTGCTCAAACTGGGCGCTTATCGATGCTCGTATCTCTGAGTATCATCTCAATGCTATCAGCTCAGGATTCTCGGGCTCTTTTATGGTTAACTTCAGTAATGGCGTACCGACAGCAGAAGAACGTCATCAAATAGAACAAAGCCTTACTGATAAGTTCACAGGGCAAAACAATGCGGGTAAATTTATTTTAACGTTCTCAGACGATAAGACTAGAACACCTGAAGTACAAGCAATAACACCTTCAGACCTCGATAAACAATACTTAGCACTCCAAGAGCTATTAACTTCGAACATTCTATCAGGGCATCGTGTAACTTCTAAAACGCTAATGGGTATTGATACTGCTAATGGTTTTTCAAGCAATACAGACGAAATCATAAATGCTGCAAATTTCTATCTCAATACGGTAATCAAACCATTCCAAGACCAATTAGTTAAACAGCTAAGAAAGATATTCCAAATTAACAATATGGATATGCCTGTAAACTTTGTACAGCTTAAACCAATCACAGTTCAATTTGATTCTAAGACTATCAGAGAGGTAATGACTCAAGACGAAATACGTGAAGAACTTGGGCTTGAACCTTTAGGTGATGAAGAAGTAGTAGTTGATGAAACATTAGATTTCAGTAAAGTTGGGATGGTAGATGGAAAGCCTGTTTTTAGCACAATAGAAGAGGCTGAAGCTCATGCAAAGACTTTAGGGTGTGAAGGGTATCACGAACACGATTTAGACGGCAAAACGGCTTATATGGCTTGTAAAGACCATTCAGAAGCTACAGAGCTATCTAAGTTTATAGAAGAGTTTGGTGAAGATATTCCAGAAGGGTGGGAAATACTAGATGAAGAAAATGTAAATGATGAACACGAAGACTTTGACTTTGAAGCTGAATTAAATAAATTAGTTGAAGGAAAAACAGAACTAGCTTCAACAGGAACAGCAAGACCTAATCAAAGAAGTACGCAAGATGGAGTTAATGATTCTTATAATGATTATTTCAAAGTAAGATATATGTACACTAAAGATACTGCTTTAAGTCAAGAAGGAGAAACAAGAGAATTTTGTAAGCTAATGACTGCTGCTCGGAAAGTATATAGAAAAGAGGATTTGCTTCAATTAACTAAGAAACCTGTGAACCCAGGATGGGGACCGAGAGGGGCTGCAACTTATAGTATATGGCTTTACAAAGGCGGAGGTAATTGTCATCATTACTTCAGGCGTGTCGTTTATAAAACCTCACTAAGAAACGCTAAGTCTAATATTAAAGATAGTCAAATAATATCAGATGTAAAAGCACTTAGCGAAGGATTTACATTAAAAAGAAATAGTGGCTTAGTAGCAAAAGCACCAAAGAGAATGAAAAATAACGGATTTTTAGAACCACGATAACTATGTCATACGTATTATTTATATCAGAAAGCAAATTAAAAGATTCGACAGCCGTCAATCTCAATGTCGATGTTGACATCTTACTCCCGTTTGTACGTGAAGCTCAGAAGCTCTATGTAGAAACAGCATTAGGAACGGATTTAACACAACACCTTAAAGACCATATTATCGCAGGTACTTTAACAGGAGCAGACAAGACCTTAGTAGATGAATATATTGGCGATATGTTGCCAGGGTATAGTCTTTATCACGCTTTGCCATACCTGCGTTTTAAAGTCGAGAACGGGAATGTTTATTCTAAGACATCAGAAACAGGAACGGCTTTAACTACGGAAGAAGCACAACACCTAAGAGAAGAAATTTTAAATACAGCAAGTTACTACAGAGAACGTATGATTGACTATATAAGAAATAATACATCTTCATTCCCTACCTATTCGACCAATAGTGGGGCTGACGTTTCGCCTTCAACTGACAACTATTATGCGGGAATGAATCTTGACACACCAAGACAAGGAACAGAACTTACATTAAGGAACTTTCTAACAGCAGGTGAATAATGAAGAAGCATTACAAAACAAAACCACAAAATATAACTAAATTAAAATCCTACTTGGATAAAAAAACTATAAAAAATGACAGACCTAAAAGACACAATACAAGTAGGAATAGCTAACGGAGTTGGTATTGGCTTTAGTATAACAGATTGCAATGAAGTCCTTACATTGGTATCTTTAATTTTAGCCATTCTATTTACAGCGTATAAATTTATAAAATTTGAGAGAAATGCCTAAAAAGAAAAAGCTAAACAGCAACAACCCTAAGTATAAACCAGAAGTTATAAGAGATGATAAAGTGCTTAGAAAATTTATTAAAGAAGTTAAAGGGGTTAAAATATACGCAACCTATCCTCTCTAATTTGGACTCCCAAATAAATCTTCTTATTATCAGAGATACATTCACAGAAGACTCTACTATTGGAGAGCTTTTTATAAACGGTGAAAGAATGTGTGATACTTTAGAAAACCCTTATATAAATAATGAAAGAAATATATCTTGTATTCCTGAAGGTGAGTACAAGGTAAGATTAAGATTAGCAAGAGAATCAGCTTCAAGAGATTACTTGCACCTTCTAGTTCAAGATGTACCTAACCGAGATTGGATATTATTTCATCGGGGCAATTCAGCTAAAGACACAAGCGGATGTATATTAGTCGGACTAAGCTCTGCACAAGACGTTGTTCACAACTCACGTTTAGCAATGGATTTGCTGATGAAAGAAATCATTAATTTAGGCGGCACAAATATTAATTTAATAATAAAAAATAGATAAAATGAAAAAAACAATTTTAACAACAGTAGTCGCATTATTTTGTTTAAGTGCTTCAGCACAGTTCAGAGTAATGAGTGACATAAATACACCTGCTGAAGATTCTAGTTGGGGTGTAAGCAACTTTACTAATAATCTGAGTATTGGCTATCAAATAAATGAGGAAGTGATGGTAGGTATTCAAAAAAATGGTGATGATTATGATTTTGTAGGTAGATATAGTCTTAATGACAACATCTATTTATCAGTACATGCTCCAACTGAAAATGCAGTAGATAATATGACTGTAGGTGTTGGAACTTCTATCAATGTTTGGGAGGGTCTTTATGTAGAACCAAACTATACAACAAAAGATGGTGAAGGCTCTTTTAATGTAGGGCTTTCTTATAAACTTTAATTAATAACTTAAAAAATTAAACAAATGAAAAATTGGCTTATTTTAACAATGTTCAAATCCAAGAAATTTTGGTATGCAGTAAGTAGTGTAGTTATTCCTTTATTAGTTACATATTTAGGAGTAGATGAAGCAACTGCATCAAATCTATTTTATGCTTGTCTTGCATTAGTATTAGGGCAAGGAATCGCTGATAGTGCGAGAAAATAATAGATACAGATTAAAGCCACACGAAATAGTGGCATTACAAAAAATGAGGGAATCCGAAGCTAGGAATGTCCTAGTTATCGGTGACCTTCATGAACCATTCTGCTTAGAAGGCTACCTTGACTTCTGTTTAGAGCAATATGAATCTTTTAATTGTACGTCAGTAGTCTTTATAGGCGATGTAATCGATAATCACTACTCTAGCTACCATGAGGCTTCGGCTGATGGACTAGGTGGCTTAGACGAGCTAGAATTAGCTATTAAGAAAATATCTACTTGGTATGAAGCTTTTGGAGAACCAGGAACAAAAGTTATCATCGGTAACCATGACCGTATTATTATGCGGAAAGCGCAGACATCTTCAATACCTAGTAAGTGGATTAAGTCTTATAAAGAAGTGTTACAAACTCCTAATTGGGATTTTGTAGAACGCTTTGAACAAGATGATGTACAATACATTCATGGAGAAGGTGGTACGGCTAGAACTAAGTGTCGTGCTGATATGATGAATACCGTACAAGGCCATTTACATACGCAATGCTATACAGAACAC